ATGAGTAAACCAACACCAGCATGGGTGGGCCAATATACAGCCTTCAATGATGCACTAAAATATATGTACGCTAGGTCAACAGGAGATGAAAAATCAATTTACACTCCCTGGCCTAAGTTTAATGATGCAGCCACTGATGGACTAGAATGGAATACCCTTACTGTTATTGGTGGAAGACCTGGCTCAGGTAAAACTCTGATTAAAGATCAGATTATACGTGAGTCTTTTATGCTTAATCCTAATGATGAATTTAGAGTATTAGAATTTCAATTTGAGATGGTGGGTAGAACCTCAGCAATTAGAGAATTCAGTTCTATAACCGGTAAGACATATAAAGAGTTGTGTAGTGCTGGATCTGTATTAAGTACTGACACATTAAACAGTTGTCATCAGTATGCTAAAGAAAGAGTAAAGTATCCTGTAGACATTATATCAACACCATTGACTGTAAATCAAATGCGTGATCAAATTGATCAGTATATGACTAAACATAAAGGTGTAAAAACTATAATTACATTAGATCATACAATGCTTGTAAAGAGAGCGCCTTATCAAAACAATTCATTAGATATGTTATTTGAGCTAGGTGAGTTCTTTACACAATGTAAAAGAGATTATCCTTGTTTATTTATTGCATTATCACAACTCAATAGAAATATTGATAACCCTGATAGAGCAATTGATGGCAAGTATGGTAATTATATTCTTGAGTCTGATATATTTGGATCAGATGCAATGCTTCAACACGCAGATATGCTGATTGGTATTAACCGGCCAGCTAAGCAGAAGATAAGGTTCTATGGACCTGATAGATATATTATAGAAAATGATAGGACGTTGGTATTACATTTCTTAAAAGCAAGAAATGGTGATGCAAGAATGAGTTTTTTCAAAGCAGAATTTGAAAAGATGCAGATTGCAGAAATGCCTACTCCTGGACAACAAGAACGTAGATGATAAGCACTAAAAAATTAAACACAGAAATTATGGGATTAACTCCTGAAGAACGTAAACAAAAAGTAAATAAATTAAAAGAGGAGCATGAAGATTATTTTCAAACAAGTGGTAATCTAAATGCACTGTATATACCAAAGATGGCCTACAGGCCTAAAGGTAAAGATGAATTGCATGTATCATTCTTTCCTAGTGAGCTAGATAAAGATAAAGATATATATACTGAGTTTGTAAGTATTGATTATGATTCTGAAGATCCAAAAAGAACATTATATTTGCACAGAGCAAATCCACACTGGAAATCAGAATATGAATTAGTTACATCTAGCTCAGGATTTCAAAGACATCTTATACCTGTAAGTGAATTAAAAGTTATCAATGATATAACTTCTAGAAATGGTTCTATAATAGAAGAACCTAAATTTGTAGCAGACATAGGTAAAACATTATTTGATCTACCTAATCCTGATGCAGGTACAAGTACAGATCTAGTTGATAAACTTGAAGATATCAATCAAACATTAATAACATTAACTAAAGTAATCAATAAATTAATCAAGTAAACATGGCAAACAGCGTATTAGTAATTGCTGATTCAGGGACAGGAAAGTCTACCTCAATCAGAACATTAGATCCAAAAGAGACTTTCATTATAAACATAGCAAATAAACCTTTACCTTTTAAGGGTTGGAAGAGTAAGTATACTCAGATAACTAAAGACAATCCTAAAGGTAATCTTACCTCAGCTGCTACTGCTCCTGGTATTATTAAGGCAATGCGTCATGTAAATGACAAAATGGGCCACATCAAAACTATTGTAGTTGATGACTGGCAATATATGAGTTCTTTTGAATACTTTGATAGAGCTAATGAGAAAGGATATGAAAAGTTTACTCAGATTGCAGCTAACCTAGCACAAGTTGCTAAGTTACCAAAAGATCTAAGAGAAGACTTGACTATTATTTTCTTGACTCACTCAGAAGATTCAACTGATATAAATGGAAATAGAAAAATTAAAGCTAAAACTGTTGGTAAAATGATTGACAACACTTTAACTTTGGAAGGCCTATTCTCTATTGTTTTATTTGGAAAAGTAAATAAAAATGATGATGGTGAACTTATCTATGGTTTTGAAACTCAAAACAACGGAGAGAACACATGTAAATCACCAATGGGTATGTTTGATGATAAGTTTATTGCCAATGACCTACAATTTGTAACCAGTTGTATTGAAGAATACAACAAATAAATTAATAATTAAAATCAAAAATTATGTTAAGTACTAAAGACATGTCTGCCGGATCAGGTGGAACAAAACCAGTTATTGGAACAGGAAATCAAAAAGTAATGATCAACTCAATTACATTTGATCAAACACCATATGATATGGATGCATACAATATTACATTGCATGTAGAAAGTGAGCCTATTGTAGGTGAATTTAATGGATTCTTAAAGGATGTTAACAATCCTAATGGTGAACGTTATGCAGGCCAGGTAGGTAGAGTTAGATTCTCACCCTATCCATTTAAAGATGCTACATTAAACAATGGTAATGAAATCAGCAGAGATACAGAAGTATTAAAGGCTATGGTTTTCTTATCTGAAGTAGTTGGTAAAAGAGCTGAGCTTGATGCTATTGAAGCAAATACTATTGAAGACTTTATGATTAAGGCTGCAAAAATTTGTTCTCAAACAGGATATGTAAATGCATGTTTGGGTGCACGTGAATGGGAAAACAAAGAAGGTTATGTAAATAATGATTTGTTCCTTCCTAAGAGAAATAGAATGGGTGTACCTCTTGAAGAAGTAGATGCAGAAAATTCTAATCTTATTACATTTGACAAGAATGATACTAATCATTTCCGTCCTATGGTAAAGAAAGAATCTGCACCTGCTAATAACTTTGAACCAGCTCCTACTGCAGGATCTGACTTTGAACTTTAATATCTCCAATTAGAAAGAGTGGGCTCAGTATATTGCTGGGCCCATTTCTTTTTAATATCTTTGATTTTATGTTTAACACTAAAAACATTGTAGGAGAAGGACAAGATGTACCAAGTACTTGGGTATTTCAATATTACTTAGATCTTCCTGAACAGCTTACTGGTCAAGATGTTAAGATTAAATCTATATTTAATCCTAATGAAAGAACACCTAGCTTTTGCATATATGTAGATAAATCTATTATGCAGTATAAGTTCAAAGACTTTTCAACAGGAAAGAGTGGTAATAAAGTAGACCTAATTAAACTTGTATTTAATCTTGAATACCACGGAGCCATGACAAGGATGGTAAGTGACTATAATAAATATGTTAGATCATCAGAATATGTGCAACCAAAGTTTACACCTCAATCAAGATGGAAAATTGACTTTATTAAAGAAAGACAATGGACCACTGAGGATAGGAAGTTTTGGTTATCTTTTAGAATAGGTAAAACTATGCTTGAAGAGTACAACGTCAGACCAATTGATTATTATAATTTAATTAAAGATGATTCAGGTGAAATAAGAAAGCTAACTATAGGTAGTAAGTGGTGTTATGGTTATTTTGATAAGAATGGTGAAGTTTATAAAATGTATCAACCTTTTAGTAAGAAGTACAAATTTTATAAAGCAAAACCATATTTACAAGGTAAGGACCAGTTGACATACAAACAGCCTTATTTAGTTATTTGTTCATCTCTCAAGGATTCAATGTGCTTAAAGAGTATGGGTTATAACTTAGATGTTATTAGTCCTGACTCAGAAAATACTATGATTAAACCTCATATTATAGAGCACTTAAAGAAGAAGTATAAAAAAGTAATCACTCTATTTGATAATGATGACGCAGGTAGGCATGCTGTGGAAGTATATTTAAAAGAATATAAAATCCATGGTTTTGTGCCAACTATATGTAAAGACATATCAGACGCTATGAAAGAGCATGGGTTTGATAAAGTGCATAGTATGCTAAAGCCATTATTAAAAGAGACCTTAAATAAATAATATATGAAATGGTTTATACCGGGAAACGTACCTTCTAGTAAGAATGGAAGAAGATGGACAGGTAAATACTTTATTGCTAGTAAAGCTGTAATGAATTACAGAAAAGCTACTAAAGATATTTATCTTAAATATACTGAAGAGTTTAAGAAAGAACTCAAGAAGCATGAGCTTCCAGTTAAGATATCTTTTGAATTTATTAGAGGCAGCCGCCATAAATTTGATTATATAAATCCTGCACAAACAGTGCAAGATGATATGGTCAAGTATGGTTGGATAGAAGATGATAATGCAGAATTTATAATTCCTGCATTTGAGCAATATACTTATGATAAGAAGAATCCAGGCGTATGGATAGAGATAATTACAAAGTAATTACAATAGATGAATTTTTTAAATTAAAAGAAATGTTTCAAGGTTTACCTGATGATCAGGAGATGGCCTGGGAGATTTATAAGAATAATTATAAAGATGATGCTATTGATTTGCTTATGCATAAAGCATTAGTTTTTAAACACAGAAAGAAGTTTGCTGATGCAGTTCAATTTATTGATCAGCCTGAAGTTGGCAAGCAGGCTTTATATATCTATATAGATTTTTATAAAGCAGAATCTATTTACAAAGAAATATTAGATAAAATTATGAATCAATGATAAAAATACAAGATCAGGTTGCACGGACAACCAAAAGTTTAATATTTACAGAGCCCTTTTACGGGCTCTTTTTAATTGGTATCAATAAGCAATACAGTGAGCGTATTCCTACAGCAGGAGTAAGCAAGAAAGGTATTGGTATGCAATTGACTATAAACCCAGAGTTTTTTAATAATCTTAGTGAAGATCACAGATTTGGATTAATTAAACATGAGCTTTTGCATATTGCATTTGGTCATTTATTATTAAGAGATCTATATTCTGATCATAAGTTATTTAATATAGCTGCTGATTTAGAAATTAACCAGTACATACTGGAAAGTAATTTACCAACCGGTGGATTATTATTATCAAGTTTTCCTGAATTGAATCTTCCAACTAAAGCAGGTACTAAAAAGTACTATGAGCTTTTAGAACAAGCACAACAAGATGGGTCTTGCCCATCATTAGATAGCTTAATGGACACTATGGATGGTAATAGCCCACATTGTCATAGTACATGGGAAGAGTTTGATGAATTGCCTGAAGCTGATAAAAAATTGATGCAAAAACAAATTGAGCATCAATTAAAAGAAGCTGCTGAACAAACAGAAAAGAAATGTGGTAATATACCAGGTGAACTTTCTGATTTGATACGCAGGCTAACACATATTGAACCGCCTAAGTTTGATTGGAAAGGATATCTAAGAAGGTTTGTAGGTAATTCTTCTATAGTATATACTAAAAAGCTGAGACGTAAATACAATAAACGTTATGCTGCTAATCCAGGCCTTAAGATTAAATTCAAGAATCATATACTAGTTGGCGTTGACACAAGTGGATCTGTAAATAATGAAGAGCTGAAAGAATTCTTTAGTGAATTAGCTCATATGCATAAAACAGGTCATAAGATTACAATTGCACAGTGTGACACTAGTTTAAGAAGTGTGGTAGAATTTAATCCAAAGAAAGATTGGGAAATACACGGTCGTGGTGGAACTAGTTTTCAACCAGTAATAGATCATTTTAATGAAAATAAAGGAGCTTATACAGCTCTTGTATATTTAACAGATGGTGAGGCTTATTCTCCAGATGACTGTCCTAAGAATACCTTATGGGTTCTTAGTAGTATATCTGATATGAATGATGAGTTACCAGGACAAGTAATAAAATTAAATTAATAGAAAATGGCACAAGTAAATTTAAATGTAACAGAGTTAAAAGGATTTGTAAATCACATAATTACAAACAACAGATTTCTACAGAAGGGTAATAAAAGCCCTGTATCAGTAGAAGTTGTAGGTGAATCAGGCATTGGTAAGACTTCTACTATAGTAGAGCTTGCTCAGGAAAATAACCTAAAATTTGTAAAGTTAAACCTAGCTCAGATAGAAGAGTTGGGTGACTTAGTTGGTTTCCCTGTACGTCAATTTCAGATGTACAAAGAGAAAATAGTACCAGCAAAGAAATTAGATGATATCAGTTATACTGCTGCACAAAGAGCTGCAGCATCTGCTGACTTAGCTAAAATGGGTCCTGTAACAAAAAAAGTTGGTCAATGGGTTGATGAGCTTGCAGTACAAGAATATCTTAAGCAAGGATTTAAGATGACCGGTAAGAATAGAATGTCTTATTGTGCACCTGAATGGATTGCTGACGCTAAAGAAGGTGGTATCTTATTATTAGATGACTGGAACAGAGCTGACACAAGATTTATTCAAGCTGTGATGGAGTTGATTGACAGACAAACTTATATTTCATGGACTCTACCAAAAGACTGGCACATAATTTTGACAGCAAATCCGGATAACGGGGATTATATGGTTAACAGTGTAGATAGTGCACAGAAGACTAGATATGTAACCGCAAACCTTAAGTTTGATGTTAATGTATGGGCAGAGTGGGCTGAAGGTGCAGGAATTGATACAAGATGTATTAACTTCCTGTTACTTCATCCAGAACTTGTAACGCAAGAAACAAATGCAAGATCTATTACAACTTTCTTTAACTCTATATCAAGTTTTGATAATTTTGAGGATAACTTATCTTTAATCCAAATGATTGGAGAAGGTAGTGTTGGAGATGAGTTTGCTTCTATGTTTACAACCTTTATTAATAATAAGCTTGATAAGCTAGTAACACCAAAAGATTTGTTGACTCATGATAATGAGGCATACATCTTAGGTGAGCTTAGAGGTTGTATTGGTAAAGATGATACGTACCGTGCAGATATTGCATCTACTCTGGCTACAAGGCTGGGTAACTTCTCAGTTGTTCATTCTAAAGAGAATACAATAACTCAGAAGTTGACTGATAGATTAATAGCATTATGTACAAAAGATTATTTTACCAATGATCTTAAGTATTTAATTGTACGTACTATTTTTAATGGTAATAAAAAGAAGTTTAACAAATTGATGATGGTTCCAGAGATCATCCAAATGACAATGAAATAAAATGGCAAATAAATCAGTATATCAAGATTTTGATGCTGATGCTTTAGCTTACTTTGGACTAGAAAAGGACACTATTTATGGTGTCCTTTCTGGTTCAGAGGATGTTAATAAAGTATTATGTACTCAAGATCAAACAACTTATGAGAAAATAAATACTATACTAACGGTACCCACAGAGGATGACCAAACTTTTAGAACCAAAAAGAAAGCTTTTATATTACCTAAGTGTAATGCATCACAAGATAGATTAAAAGCTGCTCTTAAAGAGCATGGTATAACTGTAACAAATGATTATGAATTAGCAGATTTAATTATAGGTCATGAAGACATTACTGCTAATACATTACAGAATGCGGAAAATATCCCATCTACAATAATGATGAATAAGATATGGAATTATGAAACTACAATAGGAGATGCAACAAAAATGGGTGTTCTTAAAAAAGTATCAGATTCTGGTTTAGAGTGTATTATTACACCTAAAATTACAGACAATGTAAGATATTATGATATAGATATAAAAGATAGTCTATATGATAACTGGATGATTACTGGTATGGCTATAAATTTAGCGCATATAATTGATACCACAGACGTTAGTGTTATTGATCCTGAAACTGTGTTACATGCATCTGCTACTAAAATGACTCTTGATGAAGAGCTTTTTAATGATTTAAAAGCACAACTGAATGCTTATGGTGATGATAAGGCTTTAGCTCTTAAAATTATTCCTACTATTGATTATAAGAAAAACTATCATTTATTATGGCAGTTTGCTCAAGACTGTAGTAGTATAACATATGCAGACAATAGAGATAAAGATTTGCAATATTGGTTGCAAGCATCAAACTTTAATTTTTTTACCCATAAAAGTGCACAAGACATGATACTATGGTTAGAGGATCAAGATAAACTTGATAAAGTATCATTTAGATATCTTGAGCCTATAGTGAGGAGAGAAATAAGCATTCACAACAGAGATCTTTATACATTTAAAGTAGCTGTTAAAAAAGAATATCAAAAATATTTAAAGAAATGAAAAAAAGAGTAAGTATAGAAATTAATTGTCAAGCTGCTAATATAGATAACAATGGTAGACTAACAGGAAATGCATTTAAATGGAACTTTCTTGATGGTATGCATGTTTATTGCAGTAATTCATGGGAAGTTAGAGCAGAAGATATGCAAAAGCTTGGTGTACCAGGCCTTGTAGATTCTGTTGACTTGCAAGATAAAAAAATCTATAGGTATCCAAGATTGGATTTACCTAGACAGAAAGTAGATCTTTTAAAAGAGAAGTTTAACTGTAAAGTTATTAGAGATATAAATAAAGCTGACATAGGTATTGTATCTATGAAGTTCTTTGATAATCTAGTTAATAGAGAATGGGGAAATTCTATTTCATATGTAGAGCTCTATGGTATTTTATCAGAACTTAAAAATTCAGATTTATTATCTGACTCTGCACTAACTGAACTAAGAGATTTTATGTCTCAAACAGATACTACATATAGAGTTACTTTTAAGTATAATAAAGATTGGTCAGAATCTGATCCTACTGCAATAAAAATGTATGAGTTTGTAGAACAAATATCACAAGCCAACAGGAAAGAAGATAGAGGTCATGATTGGATATTACCAAAAGAGAACTATGATACATATGACACCATAATAAATTCTGGTGTTGATCTTATTNCAGACATTGATGTATGTGCTATAATAGATGAAGACCTTGCTGTTTTAGAAAATGAAAAGTTTGATGAGGTAGAAAAGATGGTTACTAGTAGTGACATAGATAATAGATCATTAGCTTTAGAGATGTTGGCTAACTCCAATATTGAAAAATCTTTTGATGTGGTATCTGGTATTTATTTCTGGCACTATGATTGGCTTAAGGCTACTACAAACTGGAACACAGTTAACGTTAAAGCTTTTAGAAAAAGAATGAAATCTTATGAGGGAAACCATAACACTCAAGCTATTTACTCTTTCAATAAGTATCTAAATCTTTTGGCTACTGACAGAAAATTAAGTAAATTTGCTGTGGATAGTACCAAAGAAAAGCTTCATAAAACATTTTTAGGTAATCTAGTTGGCCCACGTGCAGATGTATTTAGGGTAGACTTAGATTCACTATATATCAATGAAGAGTTAACTAATAAAATTATTTCAGATGAATAGAAACATGGAAAGGGAAGAGGAGTTTTATGCAAATAAGAATTTTGCATTTAGCTATTCTTCTCTTAACAAATTATTATTTTCCCCATCCTTATTTTATAAGGACTATATTTTACAAGATCGTGAGATCAGAACTGACAAGCATTTAGTAGAAGGTAAACTTGTGCATTGTTTAGTATTTGAACCTGAAAACTTAAACAAAAAGTTTAACATTGTACCCGGTAAAGCACCATCAGATAGTGTTAGAAAGGTCCTAAAAAACATGTCTTTATATACTGATGCAAAATTGTTATTTGATGTTCCATCTGAAATAGTATTGGATTCACTCAAAGAAATGAATTTGTATCAATCTCTTAAAACAGATGAACAACGTATTGTAAAGATCATAAAAAAAGAGTTTGAACCTTATTGGGAATTCTTATCTAATACTAATGTAGATGTCATTAATGAAGATACATTATTAGACTGTACTGCTAAAGCTGAAGTTATAAAAGCTAATGAAGAGGTTATGAGTTTATTTAAAAATCAATCAACTGATTTTGATTTAGATCCAATATCCACGCATGCAGAAGAATATCTTAAATCTAAGTTAGAGACATTTGCTTTTGGTTTACATGGCTATGTTGATTATTATACAGTTGACACTGAGACAAAGACAGTTACAATATGTGACCTCAAAACATCCGGCAAGACTGTAGATAATTTTTCTGAAAGTGTTGACTTTTATAACTATTGGTTACAGGCAGCTATATACTCTAAAATGGTATATGATTCTCTTGGACAAGATAGAGATGACTACACAATAACATTTAAGTTTATAGTCATTGATAAGTATAATCAAGTATATGTTTATGAAGTATCACAAGAGTCAATGGTCAAATGGGCTGAGGGTTTAGGTGGTGTTTTAAAGATTGCAGATTATCATTACAGTGAGAAAAACTATTCATTACCTTATGATTTGTTAATAGAAAAGGTTAAATTATAGTATGGGTGTATATTTAGAATATTTTCAAAAAAGCAAAGTATTTCTTTATCCTTTACTAGAAATAAAGAAAGGCATTACCCGTGTACCAATACAAACGTATGTTGCATGGGATAATGTCTATTCTACAAATGACCTTAAGTTTTTATGTGTTTACACAACAAAAAAAAACCCAAAGTTCAATAGTTTTGTAAACAACAACTTAATGAAACATTCATTGCTTGAAGAAGTGATAGAGTTAAAAGAAAACAAGCACTTGTTTATTTATGATTTTACAAAGTTTAAATCTGACTATAAAAAATTCCTTGAAGGTAAATATTCTCAGTACAGTTTAAATAGTAAAATTAGTATAATAGATTTCTTTGGAACACAAGATAAGATTGGATCATACGTTGAAGGATTTCTTACACCAGAAGGTGTGCATGAAGAATATGCTGAATTCCTAGGTGTAAATATAAAATCTGTAGAAGATATATATGAAGTATGTACTCCTCCTGATCTTACCAAAGAAATGTTAATTGATAATAATCATGTTATTAATCAATTATTAAAAAATAGTTCCATATCTTTGACAAATAAATAATAAATTATGGCAAACCAAATTGGACAAAACATGATGTTAGTAAATTCTACTTTTAGAAATACTAAATCATTTACTTTAATTCCTGTGAGCTTAGACTCACCTTACACAGAAGCCATGTTTGACCCAGCGTCAGGCATATTAGCAGTCATCAGTAAAGTGATGAAACAATCTTATCATATGGTACCTAAATTGGATGATGATGGTCAACCGCAAAGGTTAAAAAATCCAAATCCACAAACAGGTAAGACACATAAAGAAGAAAGAAGATTGGTAGATACATTTTCTGAGTTTTATCTTAGTGATAGAGCTGATATAGAAACATTCATTCATATGTTTGCAATTAATGCTGATAACTTTTCAGTTGAAGAATTCTTTGTAGACTTACAGAAGACAGAACCTTCTAAAATAATTATTCCGGGCTAATAGGCTTCCCATACTATCCACCTATTAGACTGGTACAAAGAAACCTCATTGATTTGGGGTTTTTTTGGCACTAATATTTAAAAGTACAAACATGAAACATTGGGTAATGGACTATGAGACTTTATCTAATTGTTTTACCGGGGTATTTGAACACTATAAGACTACTGAAAGGAAAATCTTTGTTGTTCATGACCTGCGTAATGATTTAGATAGTTTCATAAGTTTCCTTGAAGAAAATATTAACAACAGAGAGTGGCATATATCCTACAATGGATTAGCTTTTGATGGCCAAGTCACTCATTATATAATAGATAATCACTTTTTGTGGTCTGATTTAAGTGGTTGTGAAATTGCTCAAATCATTTATAAGTATGCCCAACGTTGTATTCAAAAATCTAATGCAAAAGAATTCAGTGATTACCCTCAATGGAAGATGCAAATAGGTCAGATAGACATATTTAAATTACATCATTGGGATAATCCAGCTAAACGTTCAAGTCTTAAATGGATCCAGTATAGTATGGATTGGGAAAACATTCTAGATATGCCTATTCATCATGAGACAGAAATAAAAACTCAAGAAGAAATAGATATTATCCTTGAATATTGCATTAATGATGTTAGATCTACAAAAGAAATATATAATAGATCTAAGTCTCAGGTTGGCCTAAGAAAAGAACTAACTGCAACTTATGACATTAACATGTTTAGTGCATCAGAACCAAGGATCAGTAAAGAAATATTTGGTTATTACTTATCTAGAAGCTTAAATATACCAATGAGAAATCTTAAACAAATGAGAACTCATAGGGATACCATAAAAGTTAAAGATATAATATTACCATACATCTCATTTACATCTCCTGAGTTTAAACTACTACATGAAAGGTTTAAATCACTTGAGATAGATGCATCTAAGTTAAAGGGTAGTTTTAAGTACAACATCTTGTACAAAAATGTTAAGACTCATTTTGGATTAGGTGGTGCACACGGTGCAGCGGCTAAAGGTGTTTATGAAAGCTCAGATGATATGATTATTATGTCATCAGATGTTACTAGTTTTTACCCTAATCTTGCTATTAAAAATCAATGGTCTCCGGGTCATTTCCCAAAAGAAGCATTTTGTGACCAGTATGAGTGGTTCTTTGAGGAGCGTAAGAAGATACCTAAGAGCAATCCAATGAATTATGTATATAAGATTATACTTAATTCTACTTTTGGTCTTAGCAATGATATAAACAGCTTCTTTTATGATCCTGAGTTATGTATGAGAATTACAATTAATGGTCAGTTGACACTGATGATGTTGTATGAGCAAATAATGGAACGTATACCTGGCGCAATTGCTTTATTGCAAAACACAGATGGTGTAGAAACTATTATACCTAGAGAGCACTATGATTTATATATGGAAATATGTGAAGAATGGGAGCGCACTACAAGTTTAAACTTAGAACATGATGAATACCAAAAATTGGTACTTTCAGATGTTAATAATTACATTGGTGTAAACAACTTTGTAAACGTTGACATTACTAAGTGGAGAGAGATTAAACAGAGTCAGCCTCATTACCTATTTAAGGTTGAGAATGATAAGTTTAGCTTTGCCCCTGTTAAGCTTAAAGGTAGATTTGATTTTCATAACCTGCAGTTACATAAGAATAAGTCTAAGCTAGTGATCCCAAAGGCCATATATCAATACTTTGTTAATGATGTACTACCAGAAGATTACTTAGAAGAGAATAAAAATATTCTTGATTACTGTATAGGCGGTAAATCAAAAGGTGATTGGCAACAAGTAGCTCGTAGTATAAAAAATGGTTCCTTTAATGAAGAGTCTTTGCAGAAAATTAATAGATATTTTATATCTAAAGATGGTGTAAAGATTATTAAAGTCAACAAAAATGACGGGCGTGAGATTCAATTAGAAGCAGGTAGATGGGTACAAACAGTCTTTAATAAGATGAAAGTGGCTCCTAAATGGTCTGACTATAATATAGATAAGCTATATTATATGCAAGCTATTGAAGCAGAGATTAATAGTATATTAACAGTAAATACAAATCAACTAAAATTATTTTAAATGTCAAAAGAAATCAAATTTAATATAGAAGCTAGGAATGGCTTAAAAAATGGTGTGGATGCCTTAGCTAATGCAGTTAAGGTAACCCTAGGCCCTAAAGGAAGAAACGTAGTTATTTCTAAATCCTATGGTAGACCACAAGTAACTAAAGATGGTGTTACTGTAGCTAAAGAAGTAGAATTAGAGGACCCATTAGAAAATATGGGTGCTCAGATGGTTAAAGAAGTAGCAAGTAGAACCAATGATCTGGCTGGTGATGGAACTACAACAGCTACAGTTTTAGCTCAGGCAATTGTTTCAGAAGGATTAAAGAATGTTGCTGCAGGCGCTAACCCTATGGATTTAAAACGTGGAATAGATAAAGCAGTAAGTACTATTGTGGATCATTTAGCAGATAATACCATACCAGTGGATAAGTCTTCTGATATGATCAGACAAGTTGCTAGTATTTCTGCTAATAATGATCATGTTATAGGTAATCTTATTGCTGCAGCTTTTGAAAAGGT